GTCTTCTTTGCCTGCACAGGCGTGTGCAGGTCGTTTTGCAACTCGGTGTTACTTATGCAACTCGGGTTGCATATTTTATGGAGGTCTATATCATGGAAAGGACAACAAAGACAAAAACAGTCAAAAAAGCACCAGCCAAGAAGCCGGCTGCAAAGAAAACGCCGATCACCAAGAAGAAGGCGACCGCTTCGGACTTCGATGCGGTGATGCAGATGGCGAAGGAGTGGGGAGTTGGAGACAATCCGTTGCTCAAGGCTCAGGTGGACAGCTTCCAGATGCAGATCGAGATGCTCAATCTGATGAAGGCCACGGTCAAGAAGAGTGAGATCTACACGACCAAGGATTACGGACATGGAGACAATAAGTATCTGGATCCAATCCTGAAGGAGATGCCTCGCTTTACTGACCAACTTAACAAGACTGTTGCAGGAATGATCGACACGATCACAAGACTCGGGACCAAGCCGGAAGTGGAATCCGTGGATGACTTGCAGTCGTTCCTGGCTAAGTGAACTATATTGAACAATACCGAAGGAAGATCAACAGCGGAAAACTTCCGGCTAATGAAGACATCAAAGCCGTGTATGATCTCATCCATCGGAACATCAAAGAGAAGGTCTACCGACTGGACGAGGACAAAGCCGCCAAGGCGATCGAGTTCTTCGAGAGGTTTTGTCACCATGTCAAAGGGATGTGGGCTCCTGAGCGGATAAGACTGGAACTTTGGCAGAAGGCTATGATCTCCGCGATCTATGGAATCGTAGATGCGGAAGATGCTCGGTGGTACCGGGAAGTCCTGATCGGACTGGGACGCAAGAACGGCAAGACGTTACTTGTCTCGGGTGCGGCAGAACTTGAGGCCTTCACAGGGGAGTATGGTGGCGAGATATACTTCACCGCTCCCAAACTTGCACAAGCGAACCTCGGTTATGATGGCTTTTATCAAATGCTGAGGTTCGAACCTGACCTTCTGAAGCGAGTCAAGCGGCGAAGGTCGGACATATACTATGCCGATCGTAACACGACCGTTGCTCCGCTGGCTTTCAATGCCAACACGAGTGACGGTTTTAATATTTCACTCGGCATCTGTGACGAGTTGGCCGCTTGGCCTGCGACACAGGGAAAGAAGTTTTATGAAGTCCTGAAGTCCTCGATGGGATCAAGGCGCGAACCGTTGCTCCTGTCCATAACGACAGCCGGTTACATCAACGGCGGTCCTTATGACGAGCTCTACTCTCGAGCCACGAAAGTGTTGAAGGGGTCGAGCAAGGAACAGAGGCTCCTGCCGTTCTTATACCACATCGATGATCTGGACAAGTGGAACGACATGGAAGAACTGAAGAAGGCGAATCCGAACCTCGGGATCTCCATCTCGGTCGACTTCATGAGAGAAGAGATCGCCGTTGCGGAGACATCGTTCTCCAAGAAGGCTGAGTTCTTCACCAAGTATTGCTGCGTTAAGCAGAACTCATCAACGGCCTTCCTGAAGGCGGTAGACGTACAGAAGGCCGTTGTGGAGATAGAAGACCCTCTGGAATATTTCCGGGGGTCTTATTGCGTGGCGGGCATCGACCTGTCACGAACGACAGACCTGTCTGCCGTGGTGCATCTGATAGAGAAGCAGGGGACCATATACCTCTTGCCTCACTTCTGGCTCCCCGGCGACAAGATCGAGGATGCTTCTGCCCGTGATGACATCCCCTATCTGGAGATGATCCAGAAGGGTTATCTGACACCATCGGGACAGGGGTACATCGAATATGAGGACATAGAGACGTACATGGACAAGCTATTGAGGGAGTACGAGATCATCCCCAGGATGACCGGCTACGACAATTATTCGTCCATGTACCTGGTCAAGCATCTCGGCCAGAAGGGCTATCCGCTCGATGATGTCAGACAGGGGTTCAACTTGAATCCTGCTATTGACGAGTTGGAGAACCGACTGAGAGAGGGATCTTTGAAAGTTGTCCGGAACGACATCATGCTCGCGCATCTGTTGGATTCGGCGACAGAACAGGAACGAACGACCAAGCGCAGACGGCTCGTGAAGATCGATGACCGTGACTTCATCCACATTGATGGAGTTGCGGCGACCTTGTGCGCTCTGATCGTGCGGCAAAAGCATTACGAGGTCCTTGAGGACCTTTTGAAAAACGAGGACTGAAGGAATGGGTTTATTTGACAAGATCTTTAAGTCGAACGACAGCACCAAGCTGACACCGACAGAGATGGCGACCTTGAAGCAAAGATGGCAACTGCTCTCAGCCTATGAACCTGTGTTCATCACGGGACAGACGGGACTGTATGAGTCCGAGTTGGTGAGGAAGGCCATATATGCCAAGGCTAAGCACATCTCGAAGCTCGGCATCAGTGTGCAGGGAGTCGGAGAGTCTACAAGGAAGATGTTCGAGAGAGCACCGAACCAGTTCCAGACATGGAGCCAGTTCCTTGCTCACGTTTCGACCATCCTGGATGCACAGAACAACTGCTTCATTCTTCCCATCTTCAATGAGTGGGGACGTGTGAACGGGTACTTTGCCTCTCTTCCCTCTAACTGTGAACTGAGACAGACGGCTGACGGAACACCGTGGATCGTCTACACCTTCGGAGTCAACAAGAAAGCCGCTTGTAAGCTCTCGGAGGCAGGAATCCTGGTCAAGCATCAGTATGAGTCTGATCTGTTCGGTTCGGGCAATCTCAAGGCCCTGTGTGGTGCTATGGACCTGACCGAGATACAGAAGCAGGGCATAGTCGAGGCGATCAAGTCTTCCGCTTCATATAAGTTCTGGGCGAAGCTCACGAACTTCTCCAAGTCGGAAGACCTGGTCAAAGCAAGGAAGGAGTTCAACGAGAAGAACTTCGGTCCTGAGGCTGATGCACATGGCGTGTTGGTCTTCCCGAACGTCTGGGAAGACGTTCACGAGCTGACACCGAAGAACTACGTCATGGATGCAACGACAACGAAACTCATCCAGGACAACATTTTCAGTTACTTCGGAGTGAACGAGGCGATCATCAATTCGTCCGCGACTTCGGAGGTTCTGGACTCGTTCTTCAACTCAGAGATCGAGCCGTTCTCCATTCAGCTTTCGGAAGTCCTGACAAAGATGACGTTCTCGCCTAAAGAGATCGATGACGGCGCGAAGGTCCTTGCTGTGGCGAACAGGCTCCAGTACATGAGCCAGGGCGACAAGACGAACATGATCCGCGATCTCGGTGACCGTGGATTCCTGATGATAGATGAAGCCAGAGAGCTTCTGAACTATCCTGCGCTCCCGAACGGACTCGGACAGCGTGTGACGGTCAGGGGCGAGTATTACATGATCGATGCCAACACGGGAGACGTGTTGGTGAAACCTAAAGCACAGGAGGACAAAGACAATGCCGGTGAAGAGTGAAAGAGAATACAGAAATCTCCAGAACTTCGAGATCCGTAAAGCGGAAGACGATGAGAACAAGATGATAGTCAGAGGTCAGTTCACGACCTATGACAGCCCGTATCGTCTTTACGGCTTCGAGGACGAGGATCTTGAGTATGAGATGTGGGAAGTCATTGATAGTCACGCTTTTGATGGGTGTGACACTTCCGATGTCATTATGCAGTACGACCATCAGGGGCGAGTATTTGCTCGTACCTCAAACGAGACACTTGCTCTTGATTTTTCAATTCCTGAGATGGAAGCAGAGCTCGGAGGAACGACCCTCGGCCGTCAGCTCTATGAAGAGATAGGCGGTGGTTATACGACAAAGATGAGCTTCGGCTTTGTTGTCGGCAACGAGATCCGCAACCGTGTGAAGGAAGAGAGAGAAGGAATGAAGCCTCTGGTCAAGGTGACGAGAACGATCACCTCGATCAAGAAGCTCTTTGATGTGTCGGCGGTATCACTGCCGGCTAACGACCAGACATCAATAAGCGTGCGCAGCGTTTGTGACGGAGAGATCGCGAAGGCACATGAGGAGTTCATGGAACAGAGACGCTTGGAGATAGCAAAAGCCAAGGCTGAGGCCATGGCGCAATCTTTACTTTTAACAAAGGAGGACTAACTCATGACAAATGAAGAGTTCACCCAGTCTGTTGAAGAGATCCGCTCCAAGATCGAGAGTGCCGAGTCTATCGAAGAGATAGAGACACTCAAGTCTGAGATGAGCGAACTTGAGACCAGACGCGCAGAAGCACTCGAAGCAGCCAAGGTTGAAGCAGAAGAGAGATCTGCTATTGCTTCCGGCGAGATCGAGACAGAAAAAATCGACACAGAAGTCACAGTCAAGGAGGAAAGACACATGAAGACACTGGAAGAGATCAGAAGCTCCGCTGAGTACATGGAAGCTTATGCTGATTACATGAAGACAGGCTCCGACAAGGAGTGCCGCGCTCTCTTGACAGAGCTCGCAACAACTTATTCCGGAACGGCTCCCGTTCCTACGGCAGTTCAGGCAAGGATCGAGACAAACTGGGCTAAGCTCGGCATCGCTTCTCGTTGCTCTATCTTGAACGTTCCCGGCATCGTAAAGGTTCCCTATGAGGCATCCGCTTCCGATGCAGGCATCCATCAGGAAGGTGCTCCTGCTCTTGCAGAAGAGTCATTGACTCTTGGCACCATCACACTCATCCCTGAGACCATCAAGAAGTGGATTAAGATCTCTGACGAGGCTCTTGCAATGTCCGCTGCTGACCTGATGGACTACATCGTTGATGAGATTACCTATCGCGTTATGAAGAAGCTCGATGACACTGTTGTTGGTGCTATCCTCGCAGAAGCTGGTGGTCTTGTTGTTGATGTTGATAAGAACCTCGGTTGGGATTCCATCTTTGCAGCTCTCGGTGAGCTCGGCGACATCGACACTCCTGTTGCAATCATGAAGAGAGCTACATTCTTCTCTGGATTCCTCTCTCTGGCTGACAACAACGATCGTCCTATCTATGACGTTGTTACTGAGAACGGCACACCTAAATACTTCATCAACGGTGTTGAGGTTATCTTCAACGAGAATCTCGCAGACACAACCACAGAGGACAATGTCTATGCAATCGTTGGTGATCTGAAGGGTGTTACGGTTAACTACATCGATGGTCAGTCCGTTAAGCTCATCACCGATCCTTATTCGCTCGCTGAGCTGGATCTCGTCAAGGTTGTTGGTTCTGTAAAGGCCGGCGTTGGCGTTACAAAGCCCGCTGCTCTTGCAAGACTTACCGTTGCAGGCGAGTCCTGATCTGACACACACGCCCCACCTTCGGGTGGGGTTATCTTTTCAATGACACAAGGAGAAAGACCATGACTGACACAGAGTTGCAGAACAAGGTACTTAATGCGCTCAGGATAACGAATGCCACTACAGCCACAAAGAGCGAGGTCACTGACCTTATCAATGCGGCGTTCCAGGATATGTCGTTTTCTGACATCAACACACCATCCGGTGCCGCATACACAGCCGCGACCGCAACTCCGGGAGTGGTGCAGGCGGTTCTCACATACTGTCGTGCGATGTTCGGCGACCTGATGGAAGTATCTGATCAGCAGACCCTTCTGACTCGTTATGACTATCAGAAGGCAATGCTGAAGATGGAGAAGTATTCGGAGGAAGAATCATGAGAGAGTTGGTCGAAGTGACACTCTACACCGAAACCATCAGCAAGGACAGAGTGGGACAGACGATCAGGACTCGGTCAAGTGCGAAGGTGCAAGCCATCCGCAGTTCTATAAGCCAGTCCGAGTTCTTCAGCGCAGACCAGAGCGGAATCCGTCCTGAGTTCAAGCTGGACTTATATTCGGGCGACTATTCCGGTCAGACGAGTCTGGCCGTGGATGGTGGCGATTATACGGTTTACAGAACATACAGCCCGAGGCGCGATCGTATTGAACTGTATGTCGGAGAGAGAGTCGGTGATCAGTAGTGAAAAAGAATAACATCTTTGCCATCCAAGAATACCTCAACGAGTTAGGTGTGGAAGTAGACGAGTGCATGATCGCGGCTACGCAGGAAGCTGCAAAGTCGGCGGTCAAAGAACTCAAGTCTAAATCCGCAGCCGAGTTCGGTGACGGTGAATATTCACGAGGATGGACCTACAAGAAGACGGCAGATGGCTATGTTGTTTATAACAAGCCCGCATACCGTCTGACTCATCTCTTGGAGAAGGGACATGACATTGTCGGTCCTGACAAGAAGAAACATGGACGGACCCCGGCAAGACCTCACATCAAGCCGGTGGAGGAATCGACCAAGAAACTTCTTGAGGATCTTGTTATGAAGGAGCTGAACAACTTATGACATTACAAGACTTATATGAGGCATTAGATACTGCCGGCTTTAGTGCTCATTATGGAGAGGCTCCCGATGGTACTTCCTGTCCGTATGTTGTTCTGACTGATATTACCAATCCGAACATCCTTGCGGATAACAAGACCTTCTTCAAGACCACCGAATGCACACTGACATTGGTCGAGGCTTTCGTTCATGACTTCGAGCTTCAAGCATCGCTTGAAGAGGTTCTGGACGGACTCGATCTCCCGTACACGATGTCGGAATCGTGGCTCCCTGAAGAGCACGTCATTGAAACGTATTACACGCTCGCCATCTATGGTGGCGTAGCAAACGCTGAAGAATCATAATCCAGGAGGAAATAAACATGGCTGATAACAAGATCATGTACGGTCTGAAGAACGTACATTATGCCGTAGTTACAGAGACCGTTAGCGATGGTGTTACAACATCGTCCTATGGCACTGTAAAGGCTTGGCCGGGTGCAGTGAACATCTCCCTCTCTCCTGAGGGATCACAGGACCCGTTCTATGCTGATGACTCTACTTACGTCATGCTCAACTCCAACAGCGGTTATTCCGGTTCTTTCGAGTCCGCTCTGATCCCCGATGATGTTATGACAGCAGTTCTGGGACAGACGATCGACTCTGACACCGGTCTCGTTGTTGAGACAAAGGATGACACAGTTAAGTTCATTGCTTTGATGTTTGAGTTCGCAGGTGATGCGAAGAAGAGAAGGTTCTGCTTCTACAGAGTAAACCTTGCTCGTCCTGAGATCACATCCGAGACAGTAGGCGATTCCATTGAGCCCGTTACGCAGACAGTTGACCTGACTGCAACACCGAGACCCGATGACGGAATGGTTAAGACCTACTGCAACGAGGGTGATACAGCTTACAGCTCTTTCTACTCTGCTGTACCGGTTCCCGCCGGCGAATCATAAGCCTATGCCGGACGGGGGAATCCCCTGTCCGGCTTTTTTTAGATTAAAGGAGACAAATCATGAAAAGTATTTTTGTTGGAGGGACTGAGGTTCCTGTAAAAGCAACCGGATTCACGACTATCCTGTTCAAGAGATTCACAGGTACTGACCTTATGTCCGTTTTATCGGACAAAGGAAGAGAAGCCGAGAAGATCAACGATGTGCTGGCTCTGTTCTATTGCATGAGCGTGCAAGCGCAGGAAGAGAAGATCGGCGAGATGCTCAACAGGGTCAGTGATGTGACTGATTATTACGAGTTCTTGAACCGTTTCAATTCTCAGGCTTTGTACTCCCAGGAAGTGTTGACGGCAGTCATCACCACATGGGTGTCAAGCTCTGAACAATCAAGCAAGGCAAAAAACGGGTAAGACCCTCAACGAGAGAGATCAACACGGCAGTGCTGACACTGCGCGCGTTGCAATTAGGTCTTCGGATAGAAGACCTGAACATCTTGACGTTGGGGGAGTTGCTCGATCTCATCGTGGAACGTTCCAACGATGATTATAACTACGAACAAAAAGCAACGACCGAAGATATAGACAGACTCTTCGGGTAAGAGGGTAAGACAATGTCAAAAGGTTCCATCAAAGGCATAACCATAGAGATCGAAGGCAAGACTTCAGGACTGACCAAAGCCTTGAGGGATGCAGATGTCGCTCTTGCAAAGACCGAAAAAGCGTTGAAGGAAGTGGAGAAAGCTCTTGAGCTGGATCCATCCAATGTTGAACTCGCCGCGCAGAAGGAACAACTCCTTGCCGACAAGGCGAAGATCACATCCGATCGCTTGGAAGTCTTGAAGCAGGTCCAGAAGGATGCTCTGACTCAGTTGGATAATGGTGCAGAGGTTTCCACTTCCGCTCTGGCTGAGTTGTCAGCCGAGATCGTCAAGACCGAAAAAGGTCTTGAAGGCATGGACGGTGCAGCAGACGAGGCGACTGATGATCTCAACAAGGTTGGCGATTCCTCAGACAAGGCAAGTGATAAAGCGGGAAAACTCGGAGCGGCCTTACAGACGGCCGCAAAAGTCGCACAGACTGCCTTCAAGGCAATCGCCGCCGCTGCCGGTGCGGCCGTTGGTGCCGTTGCGGCGGTCGGGAAGGGCATCGTTGACGTTGGAAAGAAACTCGGTCAGCTTTCAGTTGATGCGGCTTCTCGTGCCGATGAGATTCTCACAGAGTCTACAATCTCGGGTATATCCACAGATACATTCCAGGAACTGAAATATGCATCCGAGTTAGTCGATACATCAGTCGAGACTATCCAGGGATCTTTGGTCAAGGTAACCAAGTCAATGGCATCTGCTAAGGGTGGTTCCAAGAGCATGATCGAGAACTTCAAGAAGCTCGGTGTATCGGTTACGGATTCCGCAGGCAACCTTCGAGACTCTGAGGATGTCTTTGCTGATGTCATTACTGCTCTTGGCGGTATCGACAACGAGGCCGAGGCTGATGCGTTGGCAATGTCTGTCCTCGGTAAGTCCGCAGGTGACCTCAAGCCTCTCATCGCGGCGGGTGGAGATGCCCTGAATCAGCTCAGACAAGAGGCTCACGATGTCGGCTATGTCATGGACTCCGAGACCTTGGAAGGCTTCGGTGCGTTCGATGACAATATCCAGAAACTGAAGAACGGTGCTGAGGCGGCTCAGAACGCTATCGGCGGCATGATGCTTCCTGCTCTGACTGAGTTGTCGGGTGAAGGTGTAGACCTCCTTGGAGAGTTCACCAACGCTCTGAACGAGGCTAACGAGACAGGCGATTATGACACATTCGCTCAGAAACTGAGTGGAATGGTCACTCAGGCGATGGATTCCATCACCAAGAACATCGGCCCGATCATTAACACGATCACAACGGTCATCAACACAGTCATTCAGGCGGTATCACAGCCCGAAGTTCTCAGCGGATTGGTGGGTATGGTAACTTCCATCATCACCACGTTGAACACGTCACTGCTGTCACCTGAGAATATAACGATGCTCCTGGGAGCGGCTCAGCAGATCCTCCAGTCATTACTTGACGGACTTCTTGCTAATTTGGATCCAATTTTGAGCGGCGCGACAATGCTCATTACTACTCTGGTCAGTGCCTTGCTCAATCCGGATGTATTGAGTCAGCTTTTATCAGCCGCGATCGGCATAGTCATGTCTCTGGTAAGTTGTCTGAACGATGTTTTGCCCGAATTAGTTCCGGTTGCGTTGGATGCCGTAATGACTCTTGTTAATGCGTTACTCGAACCGAGCACACTCAGGAATTTAATCACATCAGCGGTGCGCATCGTGGTTGCTATTGCCACGGGCATCAGTAATGCCCTTCCTGAGCTCATTCCGGCCGTGGTGGAAGCCATTGGAGTGATCGTTGAAACATTGTTAAAGCCTGAAAATTTAGGAAGTATAATCACTGCCGCGATCCAGATCGTATTGGCCATCGTGTCAGGGCTCTTGCAGGCCCTTCCGGAGATCGTTGCTCAGGGTCCACGATTCTTGTCTGCTATCCAAGAGTGTCTCGCTGATATTCCCGGCAAGATCGTGGAGATGGCGACAGGGTGGGGTTCTGACTTGATCTCTAACTTTGTCAAAGGGTTCAAGGATAACATGGACAAGCTGAAGAACGGTGTCAAGGGCATCGCTTCGACCATTGCCTCCTATATCCATTTCAGCCAGCCGGAAGTTGGCCCTCTCTCTGATGCAGATCAATACGGCGGTGACATGATCGACTTGTTCACCGAGGGAATGTATTCCCAGATGGGGACATTGAAGACCGCATTGAACAGGACAGCAGGAGTCATTGCCAACGGAATGCAGCCGGATTACACAATGCAGCTTGCAGGAATATCCGGTCAGCTCGCAGGCATGAACCGAGATCAGCAGATCGTAATTCCTGTATCTATTGGTAGTGACAGACTTGGTGTTGCCATGGCTAAAGCTCAAAACAATACAAACTATCGTTCCGGAGGACATTGATATGCTGGGACACAATTACCTGAAGCTCGGCGGGGTATCGATTCCGAACCCTATCGACTTCGCAGAGAACTATACAGACATCGAGAACGTAGGAAACGCTGAAAGCGGCAGAGAGTTGGTCATGGTCACAAGGCTTCAGAAGAGGTCTTGGACCTTGACCTGTCAGGTCTCTTCCTACTGGCTCGATGAGTTGAAGACATTATGCGCGGCCAATAGCACGACCCTCGTGTTCAGAGGCGAGAGCATAACGGTCAGAGCGCGTCTGACAGGCGCGACCTTGGCTCAGTATTCGTACATGAACCCTGAGTCGAATGGATATTACACGGTAAGCATGACAATCACGGAGATCTAAGAATGTACGCAGTATCGAACGCATATAAAGCACAGATGAAGAAGAACGTGCTTCAGAGGAAACTCCGGGGAACGATCAATGAGGTCGTTCCATTCACGGACGATGACATCCTTGACGGCTCGTTCACTCTGACCAATCAGTGCATGGACACATCTTCCTTCGGGTACGGTGGTGTCTATATTGCCGAGCTCCATCTGACATTCGTTACCGAGAGAGTCTATGACCGCAAGAACTGGAAGGGTAAGAGACTGTTCATCGAAGACGGTCTCTACATCGATGTGGACGATGATTATGAATATGTTCCGCTCGGTCATTTCCGTGTCGCTGAGGCGAACTATACGACATGGGGATTGGAGATCAAAGCATACGATCTCATGGCTCAGTTTGACCAGGAGTTCTTCCACGTTCAGACAGATGGTGTTCCTTATGACTTGGCGACACTGGCCTGTCAGCAGTGCAACGTGGTAATGGCTCAGACCAGGACAGACTTCAACAAGGTCTGCGCTCTTCCGACTAACGAGTTGCTCGTTCAGCCGGACGGGATCGAGACCTGGCGTGACTTCCTGTCGTATCTGTGTCAGGCGTGCAATATGTACTGCACCATGGACAGAGACGGTGCGTTATCATTCCGGAAGATAATGCCGGCTCAGGACTCACTTGTCGACACACCGACCGACACGATCGGCATGGACGAGAGGTTCGATGATGGAGTCTTCTCAGACTTCACTACTTCCTATACGGGCATTCAGGCAACGTTCACGGGCGGCGAAGAGACGGTCGTGAAAATGTATGGATCCAGCAAGGGTGTGGTCATCGACTTCGGAGTGAACCCGATGCTTCAGGGAGTCATCGATGATGACACGACCGGACTGATCGGGAAACTCCAGACGGACATCGCACAGACGGAAACGGCCATCGGTGTCCTCGAAGGCGAGATCGATTCTCTCAAGGATCAGATATCCTATGTGGAGCAACAGATCCATGACCATCCTGAAGACAAGAGCCTTCCTAAACTTCTGGAGCAGTTAAAAGCGACTCTCGCAGATAAGGAAAAGCAGAAAGAAGACCTTGAAAAATACAAGACAGAGACAGAAGAGACCTTGGCAAAGGTTCAGCAGGGACTTGTTGACCATTCCATTGACGTTCTGAGCGCAAGGCTTGAGTTCCTTGCGGCAGACCTTCAGTCGATACAGTACACCCCTGCAACGGTCTCCATGTTGGGAGACCCTGCCTATGACCTTGGCGATGTTATCCGCTTCGAGGGCGGCTTAGCAGGCGGTGAGTGTGACCTCAACATTATGAGGTTCGACTACACGTTCGGAGCACGGTACACGGTGGAAACTTTCGGTGAGAGTCCCTCATCGAATGGAGCCAAGAGCAAGGATGCCAAGAGCGCAGCCTCCAAGGACGGTTCCGGGAACAGCGGCAAGATAGACTTTATCAAGCATATCAACGCATCCGAGTATGACTTCATCGGCGAGAGCCTCGACAACGAGATCGCCCGAGTCAAGTTCGGTGTAAGGAACCAGTGCGATGTCGAAGAGTGGACAGAGATCAAGATGACCACTGTCGGCAATACAACCATCAAGCTGCACTACTACCTTGACGGTGAAGAGATCGCGGCTTACACGGTCGAAGACTCGTTCTCGGCAGGATCTACCGAGGTCTACTGGGACAACTCGGAGGGACTTGTTATCAACACGTCCACGAGTTCGACAGGCATCGCGCACACGGTCAACTATCATTACCACCTGCCCGAGATCTCGCCGAACACATATCACTCGTGGCTCGTTTCCATGGACGTTCTCGAAGGTGAAGTCCACATTGAGACAGGCGACATCCATGAGATCTTGTGGTCACAGGGCATGATAGGCAACGGCGGTTGGAAGGGACTCATCCAGGCATCTGATGAATATCCTGTCTATCCCATCAACGGACTGAATATCGGAACATTAGCAGACGATGTGGCCATCTCCGGTCCTGCATCAGAGTCTGCTGACCTGTACACGGAAGACAATAACAACCTGATCACAGAAGACGGTAACAACATCATTACCGAGTAAGGAGCGAATATGTCAGACGTAAAAGTTAGTGAACTCACATCGGCTTCCTCGGTGAGCGCAGATGATTATCTCCTGCTCACCAAGGAGAGCGGCGGTGTGTATAGCAGCGCAAAGGCGAAAGCCGGTGCAGTAGCGGCGAAGTGCTTCAAAGACGCGACCAACAAGACGGTTGCTACTACGGCATGGAGCGAGCAGGGGACACCTGACTTCGCAGGCTACCCCTATGTGGCAACGATCTCCATCACGGGTGTGACGGCCTCGGATATTGCCGAGGTCATCCCCTCGTTGGCGGCGATCAATGACGGCAAACTGTGTCCTCTGAACAAGACGGTCACCGATGGCGTGAATATCTACGCATCGGAAGTCCCGTCTTCGAGTTACACGATCGAGAGAGTATCTATCAGGGAGGCAAACACATGATCGGATATACAAGGGTGGCTTCAGGCGGCGGTGGCGGTGGCGGAGGCGGCGGTGCCGTCTCCTTTTCTGCCGTCAAGAAATTTGTAGCGGCTGACATCGGTGCATCCGAATGGGTGTCTTCAGATGGTCAGACCACCATGACCGTAGTCGGTGGAACGTATTCGGCATCGGCAGGTAACTATGTCGAGAGCAACGCAACGAATCAGCTTCGAATGTCGTTCCCGATCTCGGGCTCTTTGTACGGGTTCGGGATCAAGTGCCATGTAGACCCGACATTCACTCCCGTGAACACGGGGAACTGGTATTCCGCATCAACGATCATGGCTCACGAGCTCGGCGGCGAACAGATGGACTTCGGCATCATCATCGACAAGAACGGTTACTTTGCCATCGGATATGCGAACAGCTCCATTTATTCGACCACGGTGTCCGCTCTGGATGATGCTGACCACGAATTGTTCATTGTTCCGTTCGGCATGGACCAGATCCAGCTCTGGATAGATGGTGTTCTTGCCGGAAATGTTACTTGCGGCATGAAGGGCAACCAGATGAGCAACATGGGTGTGTTCTGGAACAGAGACAATCAGAACACGAGAGTCAACGGGAAGATCTATGATGTCGGCTACTACTCAGTGAACAGTTATTCCATGGAAATTCCTACATTCTAAAGAGGTAAGAACATGAAACTCAAAGGAAATTGTAAGATCACTTTAAGAGATGCCAAGACAGGACGGATCGTGAGGGAGGAAGAACACTCCAACGCAATCACCCCTGCACTCCAGGCTATCTTCGACAATAACCTCGCAGGGACTGTCGACTTCTCCAAACTGACACCTATCATGAGCCGTCTGCTCGGCGGTGTCATCCTGTGGAGAGGGAACGTGTATTCCTCCGATATATACCTGCCTAAGCAGGAGAGCGCGAAGATTACTGCACACGCAGGTTCCGATACTTCCGCAAGCGGAGATACCACAAAGGGGACACTGAACACCAACCCTGCCGCCACAGGCCCTGTCCCGAACGGGTACAAGTGGACCTGGGACTGGACAACCTCCAACGGCAACGGCAACATCACTGCGTTGTCTCTCGTTCATGAGGATGTCGGCAACGACTACAATCAGAACAGGAGCGGTTCAGGCTTCGGGTTCTCGCCTGTTGAAGATATATCGAACTATATCATCAACGCGAACGACTTTGTCCCCGACACCACCTGTCCTGTTTATACCGACCTGCCTTGCGCAGTTGGCACTCCTGATCAGGAGAAGATCCCGATCGGATTCTATGGTGATAAGAATCACGTTGTGTCCTTCTCATTGGAAGAAACAGACTCTCAAGGTCCCATGGAAGAATGGAGAGACGGAACCGTTCACTTCTATGTCTCCAAGTTCACGGGAACGAACGTGTGGCTGAGGAACAGCATTGCAGACATTGACATCGAGAAGACGGTAAATGTCGATATTGATAACTTATTAGGATGGCAATTCGGAAGCATCACGAGATATGCTCGTGCCTGCTTCTATGTCGCTTATGACGAGACCAACAAACACGCTTACTTGTTACAGTGCGCTTCAGGACATTCGATCCTCGATCCGGGACCTGCGGAATACTGTAATGATTGGCTGACCATCTGGGACATTGACCTTGTTGGGGAAACTGTCGAAAGAAGAAGAGTGAGACTTCCTTCAAGCGGTGACGATCAGTGGGTCTTCAGGTCTAATGAAGGCGAATACATCCCCATTCAGCTCCACATCGAGGATGGCTGTGTATTTTTACCTATCTACCTCTTGGAATGGATTCCGACAGGTGATGAGCCGGGACAGGGATATTACGATTACAACAATCTCCCGACTTCCTCGTCTCTGGGAGTCAGAGTCAATCTCAGGACAGCAACTCTTGAAGGGTACTTTGACGGCTGCACGATTGCAACGCAGGGAAACAACGCGATCTCTAATAATTGTCATGTAGACCTTGGCAAAGAGCGGTCCATGTACCCGGGAGTCATCATTGAGAAGCTCGGCTCACCTGAGACCAGAAGTCAGAGAACATACACGTTCTATTCTGAACCCGTAACGAGAGAGAACAAGATCTTCGGGACGGACTACAACAAGAACAGAACATATGTGGCGAGCACGGCATCGAGCCTCATTCAGTTCGCTACCCGTTGCACGTATGCGGGTGACGGTGGTGTTGACCAGCTCAGAGGCGCGATTCTCAACAAGATGTACATGGCATCCGTGTTCCCTCTTGCCATGCCTGTGGCCAAGACATCGGCGACCACGATGACGGTCGAGTACACGGTGACACAAGTGGAGGAAGAGGAATCATGACGGACTATGAAGTAGTGGTCACGATCTTGGTGGCTGTCATAGGGTCTGCATCCCTATGGCAGTTCGTCATGTATATGATAGACCGCTTTGATAAGAAGAAGAAGTCAAACGAGGACATTGTTATCGAGATCGAGAAGGTCTCCACCAAGGTCGATGAACTCGCTGAGACAGTGGACAAGAACCAGGCGGTTCTTGCAAGGACTCACATCCTGCGCTTCAGTGACGAGCTGAAGAACGGTGTGGAACATTCGGAGGAATACTTCCGTCAACAGTTAGACGATTGTGACGTGTATGAGAAATTCTGTGAGACTCATCCCGAGTTCAAGAACTCATACACCGAGATCGCCAACAGACACATCAAAGAAACCTATGAACGACTATTGAAGGAGGGCAAACTATGAAACTTCCCAACAAAGTGTATGACATTTTAAAGTGGGTAACGATGGTCGGACTCCCGGCAACAACTACCCTCTGGTTAACCTTGGCGAGCATCTGGGGCTTCCCTTATGCCGAGCCGATCGGGGCGACCTTGGGAGCCGTGACAGTCTTCCTGGGCGCACTCCTGGGAATCAGCTCCATCCAGTATGCTAAGGCACAAGAAGTCGAGGCAGGTGAGGAAGATGGCTGATTTTGACCACATCACCGCGAATGGGACAACTAAATACTGCAAGGACTCCACTGCTCGTTCTGGTCTTACCAACAAAGTCGACAAGGTCGCAGGCAAGGGACTGTCTGAGGAAGACTTCACGTCTACTCTGAAGACTAAGCTTGATTCGGTCGCAGCAGGAGCAGAGGTCAACGTCCAGTCCAACTGGAACGAGGCTGATGCAACCTCCGATGCTTACATCCAGAACAAGCCGACAATACCGGACGATGCCGCGGACATCGATTACGACAACTCTAACTCGGGCCTTGTCGCCACAGACGTTCAGGGGGCTCTCGATGAGATCGTGGCGAGCGGCGGTTCTGACCCGAACAAGATGGACAAGGCCAACCCGACAGGAACGGGAACGTTCACGATGAATACTCGTGTCACCTCGCAGGGTACGGGTAATTATTCCTTTGTTGCCGGTGATTCGAACGAGGCGAGCGGCGACTATTCTGTCGCAATGGGATTGCACTGCGCTGCATTCCAAGACTGGGCGAACGCGGGCGGATATAGATGTATCGCATCGAATTATGCTTCCCACGCAGAGGGGTCCGAAACCATTGCATCAGGGAGCCATTCCCACGCAGAGGGGTCCGAAACCACTGCATCAGGGAGCCATTCCCACGCAGAGGGGTCCGAAACCACTGCATCGGGAAACCATTCCCACGCAGAGGGGTCCGAAACCACTGCATCGGAAGAGGATTCTCACGCTGAAGGGCATAGAACCACCGCGTCCGCGCGGCATTCTCACGCTGAAGGGTATTATACAAAGGCATCTTCTTACTATCAGCATGTCAGCGGCAAATACAACGTTGAAGACGATCAAGACACCTATGCCGAGATCATCGGGAACGGTACTGCGGACAATGCAAGGTCTAATGCCCGAACGCTCGACTGGAGCGGAAATGAGACTCTCGCAGGAGACCTCTACTTCAACGGTGGTGCGAACCCTCTGTCGACTCAGTTGTCGAACAAGGCTGACAAGCCGACACTGACTCACTACGCGAGCGGAAATACATCGGTGTCCAACGCTACCTGGACAAAATTGGCGCAGGTCTCTCTGACACAAGGTCTATATCTGGTCCACGTTTCTGCCGTGTTCCAAGGTAATGCAGCAGGAACTCGACAGTTGTCATTCACTTCTACTGCGACACCGGGCGAGGATGGACGTTGGAACACGATCAAGATCCCCGCGGGGACTTCCGCACAGGTAACTCCGCACATGACCTTATTCGTTAATGTGTCTTCGAGTTCTGAAACGTGGTATCTCCACGGCTATCAAAACGCAGGTACGGGAACATCACTCACCGTTTATCCGTCCTATCAATACATCAAACTGAAATAAAGGAGACAAACCATGGACAAGAAGAAAGTTATCGAGATCGCCGAGTCTCAGATCGGCTACACGGAAAAAGGAACGAATCAGACCAAGTATGCAAAGTTCTTCGATGAAGAATATCCGAACTTCTACAATGGCAAGAAACAAGGCGCGGAGTGGTGCGACATCTTTGTTGATTGGTGCTTTGTTCAGGCATACGGATTCAAGGATGCCATCAAACTCCTTTGTCAGCCGACAAAGTCCTGCGGTGCAGGCGTGACATTCTCTTATGACTACTACAAAGCCAAGAAGCAGACTGGATCCACTCCGAAGGTTGGAGCTCAGATCTTCTTCAGAGCGAACAAGGATTCCAAGAAGCCGAATCACACAGGGCTTATCGTAGCGGTCGAGAAGACGGACAAGTATTACAAGATCACCACGATCGAAGGGAACAAGTCCAATTCCGTCAAGAAATGCACCTATACGACCGACACCAAGATCTTCGGGTTCGGTTATCCTGACTATGACATGGACAAGACACAGGCCACTCCTGTGGCTTCCAAGCCTAAGGAAGACCCTAAGCCCGTAACTCCTTCCAAGCCGACAGTGGCGACCAAGACCTATGTAGTTGTATGTCCGAAGGGACTCAACATCAGGAAGTCTTATTCAGACTCTTCTCCAAAGATCGGGGCTCTTAACTATGGAGCCAAGATCCAGGTCACAAAAGAAGAGAAGGGTTGGGTCAAACTCGCCAACCGTGACGGTTGGTGCTGCATCGGCTCCAAGGGAGTCAAATATCTCAAGCTGAAGAAGTGATTCGGTTCGCTTTTTCATATTTGTCTCCGGCAGGGGAGTTCTTACCTCAACTTCTCTCCCCTGCTCTTGACTGACCCTTCTGTGAGTGTCAGAGGCTCGCTACAAATATACATACCAGCATCATCTATTCTGCATTATCCCGTACAAATTCCCTCCATTGCCCCCGCTCTGACCGGGGGCTTTTTTTGTTGCACTTCAACATTTCTTCAACATTGAAAAGCTCACAATTCCGCAAAGCCTTGAGCCTATTGGATTTACAATGGTGGAGGCGAGGAGAGTCGAACTCGTTTGTGTTTGTTTCCTGTGTAACAAAAATCCTATAAATTAAGGGGTTTTGACGTTTTCTGTGAACACGTGTCCACGGGACAAAATACAAAATTCAACATTTTTCTTCAACATTTTGAATCCCGGATATGGTCAGATCTATGACTGCAGCCGCCTTTTTGTCATCACCTTCGACAATATGACCATAAGTTCCGAATGTGTCCATGCTTACAGAATGACCAACGATGTCCTTGATGGTTTGTTCAGGCATAACACCCTTCATAAGACTTACAAAGGTATGTCGGAGGGAGTACACGGTCCCGGGAAGGGTTCGCTCTTTCTTCAATTTCAGCCAGTTATTCCGCATAGTTGACTGATTTCCCTGAGAACCGTCATAAGAACAGAATATCCAATCAGTGTGAAGATTACAGTCTTCATTCCTTCGGATGGTCTGTCTCAATATTCCTGATGCAAGAGCTCCGATCGGGACCATGCGCCTTGCATTTTCGTTCTTTCCTTCGGTGATTTTGTTCCTGGCATTGACAGAACGCCGGATGAAGACACGATCTTCCGTGATGTCCCCTATCTGAAGACCCAAGGCTTCTCCCGGTCTCATTCCTGTAAGAAGAAGGAAGCAGAATAGAGGATGGTACCATTCAGCGGAAGGTTCCAACAACCTTCTGACATCGTCTCGCTGCAGTATTTCCTTTTCCTTCTTTGGATGTCCCTTGGGTATGTAAAGATCGCCTCGGAGCAGATCGCACTGATAGTCCTGATACCCGAACTTTATGATTCCCATTATTATCCCTCGCAAAGACTTCAATGACTTCTCTGAGAGTGGCTTCTTTTGTCCGTTTGCCATGTTAATGACACTTTGCCAATCCCTGAGAGTCATCTTGTTCATCTTCTTATGTCCACATTGAGGTAAAATATATAGCCTGACATATCTTTCGTACTGGATATAGGCCTCCGAATCGTCACCACGTCTGGCTTTTACATCATCCAGGAACTCTTTGGCTACCCTCTCCACCGTCTTGCTGGAAGACGGAGCCTCGTCACAGATCCATGCTTCATATCTTTTTCTTACTTCATTTTGTCCTGCACGTCCCGTCTTGGAAGAAGAGAAGTTCTTCCTTATTCCATCCTTCTGGACTTGTAGGATCCATCTGGTGCCTGTCCACTTGGGCGATGCCATAATCAGTCTCCTTGCATTGAGCGTAAATAATCAGCATAGCTTTGCAACCGTGCTTTGTTCTCGGCGGTCAGGCCGTCTGTCAGAGAGGAAGTCTCTTCATATTCGGCAAACGCATCCATCAGCTTCCCCGGAGTTGTATGCAGCGCATAAGCAAGTTTGGGGAGCTTTTCTATGGATATGTTGTTCTTCCCTTTTTCGATTGCGCTGATAGAAGCTCTCCCGGCAAACCCTGCTTTTATGGCAAGTTCTTCCTGGGAAAGACCTTCTGCTTCCCTTAACGACTTCACGAGATTTCCAAAGTTTTTTAATTTATCTTCCATAATCTACCTCCAGCTATATTATAGCCCTTTTTTACATTTTCGCAACATTCACTTGACACACGTCAATTTGTACTTGACACAAGTCAAAGAGAGCGGTACATTTTAGATGTCAAGTACGACACGACAAAATGAAAGGAGGAAAAAGGCATGGTTAATCATGCAAAACTCAGAGGCTTAATGGTAGAAAGAGGACTTGAAGTAAACAGGCTCGCATCGATTCTTGGTATATCCAGACAGGCTGTATCGGATAAACTAAGCGGCAAAACATCCATCACTCTGACGGATGCACAGGCGATCTCGTTAGCACTGGATATGTCCAACGAGGAAAGAGATGCGATTTTTTTTGCTGATGCTGTCAAGTCAGAGGCGACATCATGAAGTCCGACACAATGTATCCCTGCCTGGCGCGGTACTTCAAAAACATGAGTGAACTCGCAAAAGCAGGATGTATGAGCAGACCGAAAGCATGGAAGATTCTTTCAGGCAATCAAGAGTTTACCGAAGAAGAAAAGAAGGCGATAGCTTCGAACATAGTGCTCATGGCTATCACGGACAAGAAATTCAAGAAGGAAGACGTTGACCTGGCAATCCAGGCATGGAGCGGTCACTTCGATGAAATCTACAGAAAGAAGGCATGATTCATGACAATTTGGGAATTTATAAAGCAGTTGGTCATGCTGGAACAGCAGAAACAAAAGCGCCGGACGGATGAGCTTCGGAGGGTAGAGCCTTATCACTTTCCGGTAGTAGGAACACAGATCAGAAAGGAAAAGTAATATGGCTAAAAAGCAGGCAAGAAAGGAGACAAATATGTTTACAGATGAAGAAATCCAGAGGATCAAGGACATGGCGTTCGAATCAGAGAAGCAGGAAGACTTTGAGCTGCTCATGAAGGTTGCTGATACGCTCAGCGTTGATGTCAGAGACTATCTGACAAAGTTCTAAGACATAAGGAGGTCTATATGCCTAACATATACGAGATCACAGGCGACATCCGCAAGCTCTGGGATCTGATGGAAGAGGGAGAGCTCGATGATGATATGATCTTTGATGCGATGATGAACTCCCAGGAAGAACTCGCCATCAAGCTTGAGGGATATTGCAAGTGGATCAAGAACATGGAGTCCGACATCGAAGGACTCAAGAAGGAAGAGGACAGGCTGTATTCGAGACGCAAGTCCATGGAGAACGCCATCACTCGTGCTAAGCAGGCCATGCAGATGGCCATGAATGAAGCCGGAGAGAAGAAGATGGAGTGTGGAACATTCAAGGTCGGACTTCAGCGCACACAGCCGTCAGTGCAGGTCGATGAGCAGTATGTCGAGAACATTCCCTCGAAGTACCTCGTCCCCCAGGAACCCAAGATCAACAGGAAGCTCATGCTCGAGGACCTCAAAGCAGGAGAGGATCTCGAAGGTATCGCGCATCTTGTTGAGGGAGAAAGTTTGAGGATCAGATGAACAGATGTATTCCTCAGACGATCCAGACCATCAGAGCCATGGACAACTTTGCGAACTGGCTTTCATGGAAGATGTCCGAGAGTGACACCACTCCGGCAGAACTCGCTCAGGCGATCGGATTGGATAGGAAGACCATCGCAGGGTATCTCAGGCGAGAACGCTATCCCAAGCTCGATGTTCTGGTCATGATCTACGCATACTTCGGAGAAGATTGGATCCAGATACCGTTTTATAAGGTTTTATGAGGATTTATGAAGGTTAACAACGACACCGCGCAGTTCCTGAAACTGCTGCAAGTATTCAAAGAATCAGAAAAGGAGGTCTATATGATTCAAGTCACCAAAGGAAAAGTGGAGACTGCGAAGAAGGTCGTCATCTACGGTCCTGAGGGAATAGGCAAGTCTACTCTTGCATCCAACTTCCCGAACCCCGTATTCATCGACACGGAAGGCTCCACTAAGGCTCTGGATGTCGCAAGATACCCGGAAGTCAAGAACTGGATGGATATTAAAGCATTCGTGGAAGATTCCATCAACACAAGACAGTTCTCGACTATCGTTATCGACACGGCTGACTGGGCCGAGAGATTCTGCATCCGTGCAGTGTGCGCGAAGCAGAAGGTCTCAGGCATAGAGGACATCCCTTACGGCAAGGGGTACACCTATGTCATGGAAGAGTTTGCACAGCTCCTGGATATGTGCAACAAGGCCATCGCCGCAGGGATCAATGTTGTGTTCACGGCTCATGCTCAGATGCGAAAGTTTGAACAGCCGGATGAGATGGGGTCATACGATCGCTGGGAAATGAAGTTATCCAAGAAGGCCGCTCCGCTGCTCAAGGAATGGGCTGACATGGTCCTGTTCTGCAATTACAAGACACAGGTCATGACCGACTCCAAGACCCAGAGCAAGAAGGCGTTCGGAGGTAAGCGCGTAATGTACACATCCCACCATCCGTGTTGGGATGCCAAGAACCGTTACGACCTGCCCGAACAGGTGGACATGGAGTTCGCCCAGATCGCGCACCTCTTCTCCACTCAGCCGACACCGGTTCAGGCTCAGGAGCCGAACTACCGTCTGGAGCTTCGCGCCCTGATCGCAGAAAAGAGCCTTGACGGTCGCCGCATTGCAGCAACTTGGCATCTGGGCAAGGATAGCACAAATGAAGATTACAGAAAAGCTTATGAAGACACCAAGAAAACTTATGGAGGTAAATAATTATGTCAGAAGAAGTAAAAGTATTAGGTTGGGACGGCGGTGTGTCCGCAGATGCAGGAGATCAGGAGTTTCAGGTACCACCCATCGGTGAGTATGACTTCACGGTCGTAAATCTCGAGCAGGGGACCTCAAAGTCAGGTTATCCCATGGCTATCCTCACGCTCGCTCTGAACGTCAACGGTTCCGCTTATGAGCGCAAGGACTACATTACACTGACCAACACGATGGAGTGGAAGATCGCTACGTTCTTTGAGTGCATCGGACTCAAGAAGAAGGGTGAGGCTCTCACGAGGATGCCTTGGGACCAGGTGAAGAACAAGGAAGGCCGCTGCAAGCTCGAACACGAGACCTATAACGGCAAGACTTACGGCAAGGTCACCAAGTACATCGTAAGGACAGGAGCCGCCGCTGAGGCCGCCACAAAGCCGACTGATGAAATGCCCTTCGAGATCTGATTATGGACGATTCGAGAAATGTATTAGAAGCCTTAGAGGCTCTTGATCCGTCCCGTTTGTCCTATGATGAATGGATAGAGACAGGAATGGCCCTCAAAGCCGAGGGTCACCCCTGCTCTGTCTGGGACGAGTGGTCAAGCCGTGACCGTGATCGCTACATTCCCGGTGATTGTGAGAAAAGATGGCAATCATTCAACAGTACCGGTGTCGGCGGTGGCACGATCGTACATCTCGCACAGACTTACTCCAATTATACACCTGTTCGCGCTCTCTCCTGGGATGACGGCCTTGATGCTTATTACGAGGAAGTATTAACAGTTGAGGCTAAGCCCAGAGAGCAGCCGTATCAGATGGCCGTCCGCTATCTGGAGACATTGTTCCAACCGGACGAGAAGGTCAGCTTTGTCAATCAGTCCGTTTATAAGGACAAACAAGGCAAATGGGTTCCCATGAACGCAGGCCACGTCCGCAAGTGTTCCGACCTCATAGCAGACCTAAAGAAATACAAGGAACTGAACTCTGTCTTTGGCACCATCAATCCTGAAGCAGGTGCATGGATCCGGTTCAATCCGACCACAGGCCCGAACGATAAGGATGTCACACGATTCGCTTACTCGTTGGTCGAGTCAGACACACTCTCCATTGAAGAGCAGAAGAAGATCCTGATCAACTTGAAACTTCCGATCGCGTGCCTTGTGGAGTCAGGCGGCAAATCCGTCCACGCTATCGTGAAGATAGGAGCTGAGGATGATACCGAATACAAGAAACGTGTCTCATTCCTCTATGATTACCTCGCAAAGCGCGGATTCATAGTTGACGGTGCGAACAAGAACCCTGCAAGGCTCTCTCGTCTTCCCGGTGCTCAGCGCAAGGATAAAATTCAGAAACTGATCGCTACGAACGTAGGTTGTGAAACGTGGACTGATTGGAGAGATTACATTGAAGGCATCGATGATGATCTTCCGCAGATGCGCTCTCTCTGGGAACAGGCAAAGAACCCTCCCGAACTCTCTCCTGAGCTCATATCAGGAGTCCTGCGCGAAGGATGTAAGATGATCATCACAGGCGAATCTAAAGCAGGAAAAACGTGTTTATCACAAAATCTTGCTATCTGTATCGCCGAAGGAGAACCGTGGCTCGGTAAGTTCCAATGTCAGCAGGGCAAAGTTCTCTATATTAACCTCGAAGTTGAAGAGGCTTCGCTCTTCCAGAGATTCAAAGCGATGTATTCAGCTCTGAAGTTGAAGATGTCGAAGACAGGCGGTGAAAACATTGTCCCGTGGAATCTCAGAGGCTTCTCCGCGCCTATGGAGAAACTTGCACCCAAGATAATCAGGCGGTGCAGGAAGACAGGTCCGTATAAAGCAGTCGTTATTGACCCTCTTTACAAGGTTCAACAAGGTGACGAGAACTCAGCCGAGGCAATTATCAACTTCTGCAATGCTCTGGATAAGATCGCGCATGAAACGGGAGCGGCGGTCATCTATGATCATCATCACCCGAAGGGATCTTCAGGAAGCAGGAAGATCATTGACCGTGGTTCCGGTTCAGGAGTCTTCGCTCGTGATGCAGATGCGATCTGTGACATCTCGTTCCTGGCTCTTACTCCTGACCTTTTTACAAAAGCTAAAGAAAAGCTTGAGAATGGGGAAAAGCCGATGCAGATCTCATTCGTTCTCAGAGACTTCAAGGACATCCCTCCGATCAATATGTTCTTCCGATTCCCGATTCACTATATCGACCGCGAAGATATGTTGAAAGGTGCAGCAGTGGAAGGTTCAGCCGAAGCAGGAAGACAGATGAGTCCGAATTATTCAAGTCCTGACTCCCGAAAGAAGATGCTGGACATGATGTTTGACGTCTGTGAAAAGAACGGAAAAGCAAAGATCAGCATCATTGCAAGACAACTGAACAAGAGCGGAAAACAGATAAAAAGATGGATTGATGAGTTCGATGATTACTCGAGAAATGATGCCGGCGAGATGTGGAGAAACGATGAATAAAGGGGGTGGACATAGATGGACATCAAGGGGGGTGGACATTGGGAATGTCCGGCATTGTCCGGGGGGTGGACATTCGTATATATATATATGTCCATGTCCATATGTCCATGTCCACCTTGGACTAATGCCACAGGGATAATGGCTCTAAAGAGCCGCCATTATCCCCGATCAGGCATTATAAACGATTGACCTGGACATAGGAGGTAAAAGATATGTCACAGAAAGAAAAGATAAATCGGCTTCGCAAACATTGCAGACAAGATGTCTATCAAAAGTATTTTGAAAGTGATCTTGTAGACGTTCTTCTTAACATTGCAGAATCTCTCGCAATTCTTGCAGACGATAAAACAAGGAGGGAGAAGGATGTATAAGTGCGAAAACTGCGGAAACGAGTTCATTGACCCTGACTTCCAGCAGGACCCTGATTCGATCGAGTTCGAGACAGTTGACTGCTGTCCTTGCTGCGGAAGTCTGGAAATCTACGAGAAGGAGGAAGATGACATCTATGAAGACGGTCTGGAAGACTATACCTGAAGGAGCACACGTCACCATCCTGTCCGGGGATGTCGCCCCTTACCTCGAGGAGATTACCGAGAACACTCCCGACTTTGTCGCAAGAGGAACGATCAATGGAGAGTATTGCCGGATAGGGATGACCGCTTCAGACCCGAACGGGTTCATCCTCGACCCTCGACCCACTCACTACGCTCCTGCTAATACTATCACGATGGGAGATCTGGATGATGACACATGAACTTTATGACAATCTGACCGAAGCCGAGAAAAGGATCATTCTGACCTTCGACACCACTTCCTTCCGCAAGATCTATGACGGGATCTGGTTCAAGAGAGGTTGGACGGACGGCAGGAAGCTCGAAACAGAGGTTTACAAGGTGCTCATCCGAGGCTTGGTCATAGAGATGCCCGATGCGGACCCGCTCAAGAAGGCGATCGCTCGCAAGTGGCTCAACGATAACGGATATGGAGGTTGGTGATGACTTTCAAGATACATTTACCGAAAGAACCGACAGGGACCGCTCAGCAGAAGGGCGTTGTCTTCCAGAGAGGCCGTGCAAGGTTCTACGAGAAGCCTCAGGTAAGAGACCAGAAGATGACATACTACTACGCTCTCAAGCCACATCGGCCAATGGAGCCGATAAAGGGACCTGTCTCGATCTCGATCACATTCGTCTATCCGCAGAGGAAGACTCAGAAGATGAAAGAACCTCTCGAATGGAAGACAACGACTCCCGATCTGGATAATCTCTTGAAGCTCTTCCTGGACACCATGACCGGATGCCGCTTCTGGGAGGATGACAGGCAGATAGTCCACATGGAAGCAAAGAAACTCATTGCCAAGGGACAGGAAGACTTCCAGATCATAGTTTCTATCAATGAGGTGACCGACAAGTCGAACCTCTTGATCGAGGAAGGATGGGGGGTGTTCCACTATGAAGGGTAGAGAAGTCCTCCAGCAGTATCGGAAACTCACCCGGGAGATCAACTATTTGCTCTCCAGAAGGGAAGAGCTCCAAGGCAAGATGGCGGTGGTGTCTGCTTTCAATGCTCGGGAGTCTCAGAGGAATGATGACATATCCATCAAAGCGCAGCAGGCTCAGTTGGATGAATATGCTCAGCTCGGGTTGGAGATAGATCGAAGGCTCGCCAAGAACGCCCAGATGAAGAAAGCCATCCTCAGAGCTCTCTACGATGTTGCGGACATAGACCAGTTCACCGTATTGGAGATGGTCTACATCAGAGGCATGACGGCAGAAGAGACTGCCGATGCTCTCCACATAGACAGGGCAACTGTCTATCGGTGGCTCAAAAAAGGAATACAGAAGTTCAGTGAGGTGTACAAAGAATGAAGGAAGACATTGTTTATATCTTAAAGAAGGACATAGCATCAGACGAGATCAAGTATTCACTTCGGTCAGTCGCCGAGAATATGCCCGGACACAGAGTGGTGTTCTATTGCGGATGCCCGAAGGACATCAAACCTGATCTCTATGTGAAGCACACTCAGACAGGTGCTCTGAAGTGGCAAAGGTCCACTTCTTCCCTTGTGGCCATCTGCAAGAATGACGATCTGACAGAGAACTTCTTCCTCTTCAATGATGACTTCTATGTTCTGGAGCCTCAGGAAGAGCCGTTCATCAATCTTGCTTTTGGATCCATCGAAGACAGGATCAGAGACCTTCGGACACGGCACACGGATTCGGGTTACATCAGACAGCTTGTCCAGATGGAGCAGGAACTCATCCGAAAAGGGTTTCCGACCGTTAACTATGCTCTTCATGTCCCGATGCGCGTGAACAGGAGGCTCGCTCTCGAAGTCCTGTCCTATGCCGAGTCACCGATGTTCCGCTGTATGTATGGCAATATGACCTATCAGCAGTACAAGACTCATGAGGATGTCAAGATCTACGATCTGGAGACCGTTCCGGGACCGCATTGGGACTTCCTGTCTTCTGCTGACAATACGTTCCAAAACGGCAAGGTCGGACAGTGGGTCCGTGAGCGGTTCCCTGAACCTTCTCCTTGGGAGGTGAGTTCATGAAGATCTGCGCAATTATCTTCGCGTTCGCGTACATGATCAGCAACTGGGTGTCTGTCTGTATGCTGCCGCCTCCGATCGAAGCCCCGACCGCGATGGATGTCTATGAATCTTTTTCGGAGGACCAGCAGGATGCCTTGCCTGTCGAATCCAAAGCGATAGTCGCAGGCATGGACGTGGACGAGTATAAGTTCCTCTCGGCTGTGGTAGAGGCTGAGTCTGACCGGAAGACAGGCCCTATCGAGGGACGTGTCATGATCGCGATCGTCATTCTGAACCGTGTGGACTCGAAGAAGTTCCCGAACTCGGTCACCAAGGTTCTGAGACAGAGAGGACAGTTCTCGGTTGTGAGTTCAGGATCTTATCGAAGAGTAGGACGGACAAAACTGTCAGACCGTGCAGTCATTGAAGCGGTCAAGAGGAAGAAGAATGGTGATGCTCCGAATGTTCTCTACTTCAGAGCAGGTCACTACTTCAGAGGCCACAAGCGTTACGCCAAGGTTGGCGATAACTATTTCAGTTACTAAGGAGGCAGACAATGACAAGACTGATTGATGCAGATAAGTTACATCCAGATCGCCTAACAATAGAAGGAAATCTTGCTATAAGTCAAAATCAGATAGCCAATGCCCCGACAATTCTTCCATGTGATGAATGTCACGACAAAATGGATTCTATAAGACGGGCATACGACAAAGCCATGGCAAGACCTAAAGGCGAGTGGATATTCAGACAAGGTACAACTTGCGGTGGCTATTATAAATGTTCTGAATGTGGAGAAGTAGAACGAGCAGAAAAGAACTTCTGCCCTATTTGTGGGGCAGATATGAGAGGTAAAGAAGAATGAGTAATTGGATAACAGATAGACAACCTGATAAAAACGGAGAATATCTTGTTACTCTTAATGGTTATAACTTTAAGTATGTTCATATCTATTCTTGGGCGAATGACTTGTATGCGATAGACGATTTTGACTTTGCAAGGTATCGTTACAAGAAAAAGACAGAAAGGGCAGGTTGGTATTACTATGATGATGAGTATGGTTATCACGAAGTAGATGGAATACTTGCTTGGCAAGAGTTACCCGAACCATATAAAGGAGAAGAAGAATGAAATATAAAGTGCATTTTACCAATGGTGACGTTCTTGATTTTTACTGTGATGAGGATATAGATTTTCACAGGATACAAATCGGATTAATTGCGTTTGATAACTCCATAATAAACCTCAATAATGTGACTTTTATGGAAAAGGAGGCAGACAATGACAAAACATACTGAATGTAAAGATTGTGAATTGAGAAATGGTGATTGTGGAAACCATTTTAAACTTGAAGGGGTTACAAATTATGATATTCCTTCTTTGAGTGCTTGTGACCGATACGGGGATTGTTTGTTTTTTAAGGAAAAAGCAAAGCCACAAGGCGATCTTATAAGCCGTGAGGCTTTGAAAAAGAAATTTGATGAATATATCAAAGCCAATCCAAATATATCGGGCATTTTTGAATTAGGCAAATTCATTATCGACAATGCCCCGACAGTAAAAAGCACGGTTGGGGTTACCATTCGCGACCAGTTCGGTAATGAGATTATCGGCTATGAGGATCAAACAAGGAACCTTATTTTTACAGGTTACGGAATCATAACAACTGAACTGGCACAACAAAAGAAATACACCATAATCGAAAACAAAGAATGGAGAGGTGCGGAGTCATGATCGCGATAATCGTTCCTTACTACAACGCAGAGCCGTGGATGGAGAGATGCTGCAAGTCGTTGACCAATGCGGTAGGAGACTTTGCATTCGTCATGGTCAATGACCAGAGCATTGACCTCTCCGAAGACATTGTGGAGAAGTACGCTTACCATGACGAGCGGTTCCGTATGCTCAGGACATATCACAGCAAGGGAGTATCAGCCGCGAGAAATTACGGCATAGTGTTCGCTCAGGCTGTGCTTCAGGCTGAATGGATAACGTTCTTGGATGCCGATGACGAGATCAAGCCGGATGCGTTCCTGTCCTATATGACGGCGATAGGAGACGGATCATACAACGTCTACCAGATGGATCATGTCAGATACTATGACAGCATCAATAAGGAGACAGTCAAGTATAGGGGTAAGCCGGGAGAGTATACACTCGGCATGGATGCACCCGAATGCTTCTGCATGGTGTGGAATAAGATCTATCGGACTGACTTCATAGGAGAGACGATCAGATACAAGGACGGTCTTCAGTATGGAGAGGATGAGCTGTTCAATTATTCTTGTCTTGCCAAGGACCCGAGGATGATGGTTACCAATGAGATAGCAGTCATTCATCACTATTCCAACCCGAACTCACTGACCAAGGTCAGGAGACCTGAAGATCTCTTGATGCAGATCAGAGCATTGGAAGACTTTATGATGGAGTCAGATGATCCGCAGATGCGTGCGGTGATATGTAATCTCATGTCGGATTACTGGAGCAGTCTTACGTTCCTCGATACATTTTGTAATAAAACTGCGACTGTATGCGACAAATAAGATGGTAAACTGATAGTGTCTAAGTTTATTCTTTTTCTAAGATCATAACATAGACCTCCTTTAGAAAAGTCTCCCAGGAACGCCGGGAGACTTTTTCTTTTGGGAGAAGAGGTGACAAGACATGAGATCGATACCTGAACAGTTCTATAAGACAAAGACCTGGCAACGTTGCCGGGATGCGTACATGAGATACTGCGGCGGATTATGTGAACGGTGCAAGGAAGAAGGGAAGATAGTTCCTGCGGACATTGTCCATCATAAGGAACATCTTCAGCTCACAAACTTTGACGATCCTGCTGTGGCGTACAGCTTCGACAACCTCGAAGCACTGTGTCAGGACTGTCATAATGCTGAGCATTTCAAAGCAAGGACCGAACGCCGATGGAGAATCGGTGAAGGTGAAATAAAAATCTTGGAAGACGGAAGTTCCTCCGATCGATAGCCCCCTGTGTCCGATTAATCGGACTCAACGTTGGGAGAA